GTGGCTGGCAAGGATGACATGGGCGGAACAGCCTCTGGTCGCCTCGTAGACACAAGGACAGTCAGCGTCTCCACTATATCCCGCGCCTCCACCACGTGCACTGTTGTCACGACAACGGCTCATGGTCTGGACGTTGGAAACAGCATTACGATTTCTGGTGCCGGTAACGCAGCCTTCAACGGTACGTGGGCTGTTGTCTCCGTCATAAGCTCAACGTCATTTACCTTCTCAACCGTTTCGTCCGGCGCTATCACGGCTGTGGCTGGTGGCACTATCACCGTTGCCATTGCGAACGGCGTGAGCGGTGCAACTCTTGGCGCGTCGGGCGGTTTAGGAACAAACACCCTGACCACTGGTCAAATGCCGACCCATACTCACACTATAGATTGGCAATTCCAGAGCCCCAGCGGCGGATCAGGAGATCAGGCGTCATATTTGGCTGGCACTGGAAACACCAGCACAACAAGCGCACAGGGTGGAAGCGGGCCGCACAATAACGTGCAGCCCACCTTTGTGCTGAACTATGTGATCAAGCTCTGATTAGCGCATCACCAGCCGGACATAGTGTCGAACGGCATGATGCCCGCGCTTGCTCTTGAGGATTCCGGGGCCGCCGTTATGGCATGCGGCGGTCCTGTACCAATTCTTTCGCGCTGCCCTGTAGCACATCAAAAGATGCGCCATACCGGCATTGAGCTGTGTCTGGCATGAAGCCCGCTTGACGTTCTTGTAGCCAAGCCCAGAGGCGCTGCTGGGGCGGATCTGAAGCGGCCCGCGCTCTCCGAGTTTGCCGACCGCGCCGCAGGAATTGCCCGATTCCACTCGAGCGATCTTCACCGCGAGATCCGGCGGGACGCCGAATTTGGATGCAGTCTTGCGCACCATCGTCTCCACATGAGGATCCGCATAAGCTGGCGCGACGTGCAAAACTAAGAACATCAAAAACAGTGCTGACAAAATCTTCATACTACTCTTCCCTTTGTTGAAGCGGCTCGATCTCGACTCTCGTCAGGGCGTTGACCCCGTACTGTTTCACGACCCGCAGTTCGGTGACCTGAGCGTCGTCATTGAAGACAATACCGTTCAGGCTGTCGGCGACGAGCTTGGCGACATTGTCAGCGTCGGGCCTGCTCGTTTTGTGGTGCGCTCCTTGAACCCTCCTTTTCTTTTCGCTCCATGATTTAGGCCACGGCCACACGGCGAAGACTGTCATGGAGACCGGAACGGAAAATGCATTTTGCCCACTCATGGCTTCATGCGCAATGGTCTGAATCACCGACATCGCATATCGCTGCTTGCCCGGCGTGAAGTGAACCTTGCCATGAGTTCTGGCGCGAGCCCACGCTGTTGGGATGCCGGGAATAATAAAGCTGATCCTGTTCATGCTCTCTCCTTCCGTTTCTCATATTCGGCCCGCTTGACCACGTAATACTTATCTTCTTTTGTAACGTAGACGGACGTTGGATCGCGCAACTCTCTTGAACGCGCGAATGCTTCTGCCGCGCTCCGAGGCACCGGAACATTTCCACCGGCAATGAGCCAGCTCTGGCCAGCCTTTTGATATGGGAATGAATTGACCGGATGCGAAAAGCAGTGCCATTGCCTGACCTCAATCGCGCCGCCATTGGAGATCACGTACCTGACGACCAGAGACGGCGGCTTGCCGGGCTTGTTGTGGATTCCGTAATCGGTGCTGAGAACTGGCATCCAGCCCGAATCCTTGCGCTTCGAAAGGATGTCAACATCTTCTGGCTTCGGGGCGTGCTTGGGCTCCTCTTTCACCGGCCACTCATAATCGCAATATTCGCAGGTGCGCATGGCTATCGGCACGTAAGATTCGCAATCCGGGCATTTCTTGCAGGGGATCTTATCCTCCAGCTCGACGTCGCCGTTCTTGGCCTTTTTATTCTTGCCGACGACCATGTTGACCGGCCCGTGTTTGCGGACGTTTCCCGCGAAGTCCAAGACCAAAGCATTCTTTTTGCCGGGTGCCTTCCTGAACCCACGACCCACCTGCTGGATATAGAGACCGGCACTTTCGGTCGGGCGCAGCAGGGCAACCAGATCGACGTGCGGCACGTTGAACCCAATCGAGAGGACGTTCACGGATGTCAGGCAGCGGATATGGCCGTCCCTGAAATTCCGGATCAGCCGGTCGCGCTCGTCTTTTGGTGTGTTGCCATCAAGCTCTTCGGCAGTGACCCCAAGCTCGCGCAGGGCATCGCGCATGGCGATGGCGTGATCGACACCGGAGCAGAAGCAGAGCCACGCCCTGCGGTCCTGCCCACGGGCGACGATCTCCTCTGCTGCCCGCTTCACAAGATCATCCGCCATGGCGGCCTGCTCAAGCTCGCTGGCGACATATTCGCCGCCCCGCTTGTGGACCCCCGACACATTGATCTCGGCCTTGGCGGCCTTGGAAATGAGCGGGGAAAGGTATCCCTCCTCGATCAGGTCTGAGACGTTCGCCTCATAGACGATCTCATCAAACATCCGGTCATCGCCCCTGTCGAGACGGCCAGAATCCAGACGGTACGGCGTGGCCGTCAGTCCGAGGATCCGCATGTCCTGATAGATCGCGCGAAGCCCCTTGAAGAACTGGCCATACATGCTCTCGGCCTTGCGTCCGATCAGGTGCGCCTCATCAATCAGGACCAGATCGAACTTCCCCAGCTTGCCGGTCTTGTTCCACACCGATTGGATGCCGCAGAACAGGATCGGGTGATGGGTGTCGCGCCGACCGATTCCGGCGGAATAAATGCCTGCACGGGCGTCGGGCCATATCCCGATCAGTTCGGCATAGTTCTGGGCGATGAGCTCCTTAACGTGCGTCACGACACAGATGCGCATGAGGGGGTAATCCGTAAGCAACTCCTTCAGGAGCTGGGCGATGATCAGGCTCTTTCCGCCGCCGGTCGGAATGACGATCAGGGAATCGCCACCCCCAGCACGCCAATGTTGGTACAGGGCATCAATGCTCTCGCGCTGATACGGGCGAAGGGTAATCACTATTTCTCTCCATCAATGAAAGTGACGTTGTTGGGCATGGCGTAGGTAACCGTCATGGCGTCGGGGTCGGCATCGATCTGCCTTCCGGGGACAAGCTCCGGGATGTAGAGGTGGTCCGGGCACCCGGCTCGCTGAGTCAGCACCTCAAGATCGCACCGATGCCGCGCGCAACTGAACTTTTCCGCCACGGGGGTCGAGTGCAGGCATGTGCGGCAGTTCCGTGGTGCGAACGCCCGCTCGTGGCAGATCTTCATGGAGGGGCAGAACCGGCAAGCGAAGGCGGCCTTGGCGGTGTGATCCTCGTGCAGCCGTGCAGGAGGATTGGGTGAATTGATGATGCGCTGGCCCCGCCGAACGGTCGCCTCGGCGAACTCCGCATTGTAGGCGACATGCTCCGTGTGCAGCTCGTCCGTGTTCTTGTTGTGCGCCATGTAGAGGGCGCAGGGCGCACCGGAGAACCGCATGTAGAGCTGCATCTGGCAGTAGTGCCCGAATTTCGTCTTCTTCACGCCGTCGGAGACCAGCTTTTTGAAGCTCGCCTCATTGTGCGTCTTGAACTCAAGCAGGTGCTCGTGGTGCAGGCAATCGGGCATCACTCCCTCCGCCATGCCATCGGCGTGCCCGCGCAGGTGCCCCTTCTCGTCGCGGAACGCCCACTGCTTGCCGGTCTTCGGATCCACCCGGTAGACCTTCAGCCCCACGGCCTCGAGGTCATCCAGCATGCGGGCCTCCTCACGATGGCCGGTCTCGAACAGGCGCAGCATGCGACCGTCGAAAGCTTCGGACGCTCTGGCCCACCGAAAGGCATACCAGAGCGCCCTGTCGCATTCCGTTCCGAATGTAGACATCCCCAGATAGGAGCGTTCCGTCCTGTCGGCAGTCACCTCGTAGTGCCTATAGATGGCATCGACCAGAGTTTTGCCCCTTACTGGGATCTTGGCCACTATTCGATCTCCTTCACAGCCTTGGTGGTGATGCGGGTGGAGTCGGATGAGATGAAGTAGCTGTCGTCCAGAGCATCGCCCAGAACCTCACGGACCTTCTTCACGTCGAGCCGCTTGGTCGTGCTGGTGCTGCTGGTGACGATCCAGCTCTGCCCCTTCACAACGGAGCGTGCGCGTGCCTTGAATGCCGCCTTCAGGGCGTCGAGCCGTTCCTCGTGGCCCTTGATGATGGCGTTCAGCTCGCCGATCTCGTCGGCCAAAGTCTCGTCTGACAGGTTGTCGAACTTGCTGGTCATTTCTCTCTCCAGAAAACGCGAGGGCCAAAGCCCTCGCTGATGACGTTACTTGCGGTTGCCGAAGGGGTTCGTGCCATTGGTCGGCGCAGGACGCCCCGTGGGGGCCGCCGCAGGGCGCTGGGCAGCCTGCGGGCGAGCGGCGGTGGGTGCGGCAGGCTTCGCCATTGCCGGGGCTGGCGGGGCCTCGCTGGACAGATTGTTGAACCGCGTGACCCGGTTGCGCGGCGGGTACGGCAGGCCGGTCTCGGGATTGACCTTCGCCTCCTTCGTCCCCAGCGCATTCTTGACCATGTCCTGAGCGTAGACGACGTGGCCCCGGAACGGCTGGAACAGCAGGGTGTCGCTATCATCCAGCACGGCATTGAAATCGACACCGCAGGCCTCGGACAGGCGCTTCAGCTCGCTCAGGGCGATCTGCTCTGCCTGCTGGTTGGAGTTGCGCACGTTCAGGGACGTGAACAACTTCCGCTTCTCGTGCTGGCCCTCGACGATGGTGAACTCCACGTCGAGCCGGTAGCCGTTGCGGGAACGGGTTTCGTTCAGCTCCGTCTTGGTCACCTGCATGATGTAATCGCCATCCGGGATCGGCTCCGACTGGCGAGCCGCCTCGACTTCATCGGGGTTGAAGCTGGAATCATAGAGATCAATAAGACGTGCCATTTTTAGGCTTCCTTCTGAGAGTTGGTGATGTGCTTGGAGATTTCCATCCACCCCTTGCCCTTCGGCAGCATGATGGATTCCGGCATGTTGAAACGGTTCTTGGCCACAAAAGCCGGTCGTGCGTCGGTGAACAGCCACCGGGCACCGCCGCCTTCGGCGTGGACAGATTTCTTCCCGAAGCCGCCGTCCGCTTCCTTCACGACGACCTTGGTGTTGATGAAGAAGACGCCGTCAGCCGCCTGCGTGACGAAGCCCTCGGCCCGCTTGTGGAGCTTCAGGTCGTACCGCTTGTAGGACTGAGCCCCCGGCTCCTCATGATCCTTGGCCAGCGCCAGAGCGAGCCAGATGACGGTCATGCCGCGATCCCGGCGCAGGTAATCGCACATGTCGATCAACTGACGCCAATGGCCGTCGGCGATCATGTAGCCCTTGCCATAGCCCGGAGCCTCGATGTTGGCCCACTGGTGCTGGATGCAGACATCCTTCCAGAGGATCGGCTCAAGGGCGTCGAGGCTGTCGATGATCACGGTCTTGAACTCGTGCTCCTGCTCATAGAGCGCGGTCAGGGCCTCGCAGACCTGCGCCCACGACGTGATCTCGCCGAAGGACGTCGTCTCCACGCCCATGGGCGGGCGCTCCGGAGAGATCTGCAGGTAGACGGGGTTCGGCGCGTCGAGCGCAAGCGTGGTTTTGCCCATGCCTGCGGTGCCGTAGAACAGGAGGATCGGATCGACCCGGTTCTTGATTTTCTGAAGTGATTCCAACGAAAGCGCCATTACGCCATATCTCCTTCTTTTAGTTCCATTTGTTTTCTTGCCTTCTTCCTTGCCGCCTCACGCTCTCTGGCGCGCTCGTTCTTCAAGCCCTCTTTTCGGCGATTTTTGATTTCGTCCATGCACTCAATCAGTTTCTCATTCTTGAACTCAACACCGGTGCGCTTGGCGACGTACACGTAATCGCTCTCACCGCGCCGCATCTGCAGGATGTTGATGAACCCGGCTTCGCATGCTGCGAGCATGATGTCCGCTGCAGCGCCGATGTAGCTGGATTTGATGCCACGGTCATTGCACAGGCTCCCACGGTAGTATGCGATTGCCTCGCCGCATTCGGCCAGAACCACCCACGCAACCAAGCCTTCAGGGCCATACGGCAGCTCGCCGTGCTTCAGATTCTTAAAATTAAGCATTTGCCTTCTCCACACGGCTCTGGAGCGCGGAGAGCAGCTTTATGGCGGCTTCGCACTGCTGCAGCAGGCTCATTTCTTTGTTGGCTTCGGGGATCCCGTAGGATCCATCGACGACGTCCGCGCGTGCGTCGAAATAATTGGAGGCCGTTTCCAGCGCCTCGGAAATCTCAGATATGACGTGCTTGATGTTCATTTTCGTTCCTCGTTTTGCTCGTTCATGATGCGCTTGTGTTCGGCGCAGTCGGTCCGTTTCCGGGCGACGGCATAGGCATACGCTCACCCCGCGTTTCTCGTCAACCACCTTTTTCGTAGATTACCTTTGACTTCTTCGGACGGCCTCACCTAAGATTTGCCCGGCCCCAGATGGCAGAAATGGAGAAATCAAAAATGGAACATCTTATCAAGTGGTTCGAGGCGAAGCGTGGCCGCAAGCTGCGCATGACGGAGAAGCTCGACCTCTCGACCGGCGCTATCAGCCAGTGGAAAAGAGTGCCCAAAAGGCATTTGAGCATGGTCGCCAAGATCACCAAGATCCCTGTGCGGGTGCTTCGCCCTGATCTTTACGAGGTGTGATTCCATGGCTTGGACACAGGAAATTCTCGACGTGGCGGCGAAGCTCTGGAGCGACGGCAAATCGGCTTCGGAAGTGGCGCATTTGCTGAATGAAGAGTACAATTGCAGGTTCACAAGAAACGCCGTTCTGGGCAAATTGAGTCGGCTCATGTACAAGGGTGATCTGCCGCGCCGAAAAGATTACAAGCCCATGAAACGGCAGCTTAAATCCTCGACGACCCCAGCGAACGAGGGTGAACCTGCAAAGGCCGCGCCTGCAAAGACCGAACCCAAGGCTCAGGGCCACGCGAATGTCTTCGCTTTCAAGCCGATTCCGCGCCCCGCACGTAATGGTCTGGTCACGATAGATGCGGTGACCGGTTGCCTTTACGCGGTTTCGTCCACCCACGATGAGATCCATCTGTTCTGCAACAAACAGAAACAGGCGAACTCTCGGTATTGCTCAGAGCATCACGACCGGTGCTACGTGCAGGCAATGGTGCCGATCAAGAAGTCGTTGCGTGTTGTCAGGTGATGCCTCGCTTTACCCTGACGAGGTCTGAAGAACCTCAAATATGCGGAGTCTGCTTCCGTGCAGCCGGGAACGTCGGGACCGTAGAGCCCCGCACGATCCCCGGCGTGCAGTGGATGTGCAACCTGTGCAACGCCCGGCTTGGAATGAAGGTCGCCCTCATGAACCCCACGAAACTTGAAAAGGCGGAGGCCATGGCCTTCGATCACGCCATAGAGCAGAACATCGGGAGCCTCGTCGCCGCCATCATGGGCGTGATATGGGAGAGCGGCGTTCGAGATCTTGATGCCATGACTGGGGACCGGTTCGATCCCATGGTGGCAAAGATCTTCGAGAGCGGCGAAGCATCTAAGGTCGTCGCTCAGATCTTCTTGGCATACTCCAATCAGATGCGGAAAGAGACCACCGCGCTCGAGAGCGACACCCCGTTTTAATGGACAGGTAGTATGACATCCCCTCTCTCCACTGTGATCGCGGCGCTGATGGCCAACGGCTATCACCCGCTCCCCATTGCGCCGGACAGCAAGGCTCCATCGGAGTTCCGTGGCGGGAAATGGCGGCCCATGACGGGCTGGCAAAAATTCCGTCACGAGCAGCCGAAGGATTTTCTGGTCAAGGTCTGGTCGAACTGGCCGGACGGCAACGTCGGCATCGTCACCGGCACGAGCGCCACGCCCCAATACATCCTCGTGGTCATCGATTTCGACACCGACGACTATGACATCCTGCAGGAGCTCGAGGCGGCCCTACCCTACTCGCCGGTGCGCAAGAAAGGGCGTCGCGGGCATTCGTCGTTCTATCTCGCGCCGGTCGGCACGAAGGGCTTCCGAACGCCCATCGTGGAGCTTCTGACCGATACCCGGCAGACGGTGATTCCGCCATCGATCCATCCGGACACCGGCAAGCCCTACATCTGGACGACCGCCAGCACCCTGCTGAACACCCCGGCGAAGGATCTGCCGGTGCTGACCGAGGACGATCTCGAGCGGTTCATGGACACCGTCGAGGCGCTCACGAAGAAGCCGGTGAAGCCGGTCGAGACGCCGTTCCAGCCGGTCGAGCCGGGCGACGACAAGTTCTGGCGGCTGTTGAACAACACCGCCTACGCGAACCTCGACATGTGGGTGCCGGATCTGAACCTGCCCAAGTGCCGCCGGGAGGGCAACGGGCACTACAAGGCGGTCGCATGGTGGCGGCCATCCTCAACCGGCAGGGATCTCAGCCAGCGCAGCCCCAACCTGTCCATCGCTCCGAATCTGGGCGCGCGGGATTTCGGGACGGGCGACCGGTACACCGCCATCAATCTGGTCATGCAGGCCCTGAGCGTCGATCTGGACGACGCCGTGCGGTGGCTGGGCACCCGCGTGAACCTGATTCAGGAGGTCAAGTTCAGCGTCCCACCCATCCGCATGGAGGGTGAAAACGGGGGTGAAAACAGGGGTGAAAACTCTCCCGAAAATTCGGCACCAGCCGAAGAGCCGGTCAGCTCCGCCATGGAGGACGCGGAATTCATTCAGGAAAAAGAGCAAAAACCGGAAGAGGCCGCCGAAGAGGAGCCAGCCGAAAATTCGGAAGAGTATGCCCCGGAGCCCCCGAAGGCCGCGCCGCAGACGGAAGCCATGCTTCGGGAGTTTCCGCAGCACCTGCTGAACCCGCAGGGGCTTGTGGGCGACATCATGGACTGGATTGTCGGTGGTGCCCGTCGCCCGTCGCGCCTGCTGGCGCTGGGGGCCGCCCTGACCATCGTGGGCACCCTCATGGGGGCGGGCGTGCGTGGCCCTACGCGGTCAGGCAGCCACCTCTACATCGTCGGTCTGGCACCGTCAGGGGCGGGCAAGGATCACCCCCTGCAGGCCATTGGGAAGCTGCTGAAGGCCAGCACCTGCGGCTATCTGGTTGGGCCATCGGAGTTCATGAGCATGTCCTCGATCATCAACTACCTGCAGCGGCAGGCCCTGTCCGTCTGCGGCATGGACGAGTTCGGGGCCTTCCTCCGGAAGCTCAACAGCAAGAACTCTTCGACCCACGAGCAGGGTATCAGCAAAATCTTGCGGTCGATCTGGGGCATCAGTTTTGGCGATTACATGACCCCGGAATGGGCCGGGCGGGCGTCGGTCGAGATCCAGCGCCCCGCCATGTCGATCTACGGCGTCAGCACGGCGGAGGAGTATTTCGAGAGCCTGCAGAGCGCCGACATCCGGAACGGCTTCCTGAACCGGTTTCTGGTCTTCTCAACCAACATCAAGCCCGCAGAGGTCGAGCCCCAGCATGCTGGTGACGTGCCGCAGGATCTGGCCCTGAAGATCGTGCATGCCTTCAACGCCGCCATGGCTCTTGACCCCGCCCAGAAGGACATGCCGCTGAACGCCCCACGGATCCTGAAGGACATGGTCTGGAACGGTGGCAGGCCGGTCTATCAGGACATGGTAAGGAAGGTCGAGGAGATCTCGCAGGACAGGCACATGGAGCCGTTCTTCGCCCGCACCGCCGAGATCGCCGTCCGCATCGCCAGCATCGTGGCGTGGGGCTGTGGTCGCATGGAGGTGATTCGCGAGGACATGGAATGGGGCAGGGACGTCGCCCTGTGGAGCGCCCAGAACATGGCGGCATCGGCCATCGATTACATGGCCGAGAACGAGCATCAGAAAATGTACAACCGCATCATCCGCATGGTCGAGAACGCGGCCTCGGGCGGCCTCACCCGGCGCGATCTACTGCAGCGCCTGCGCGGCGCGGTGAAGGCAAAGGAACTGGAGGATATGCTCAAGATGGCCCTGGAGTCTGGCGACATCGAGCAAAAAAAGTCGATCCCCCGGAAGGGCGGGCATCCGCTTATCATTTACAAGAGAGCTAAGAAAAGTGGTTGACGCCAATTCTTAGATTTGCCATAAGAATGGCACGGGCAATCAAGCCCGCCAATGGAGCCCAACATGAGCAAGTTCAAGATCAGCATCCACAAGACCCGCGAAGCCGCCATCGACGCGCTCCTGCTCTGGATCGGCGTGTACGACGAAGAGGACATGGACATCGTGTTCGAGTTCTCGACCGGCCTCTACGCCCTCTACATTCCGGTGGGGGAGTGATCATGCGGCGTAACGAACCCTGCGCCCACCTGCGCCCCGATTACGACCGGCTGGAGCAGGCTCACCACATCCGCCGCGACCCCGTCACCGACGAGATCTCGTGGCCGCCTACCGGCATGATGGCCGAACTGGCCCACCTCGGGCTGATGTACAACGAAGAGAAGGGATCCGACCATGAATGACAACCTGAGCAAGTTTAACGATTACCAGTTGCAGACGATGCTGATGAACGTCGAGCAAGACGGGAAGCAGGCGAAGGCCATGGTGCAGGCGGGGGACGAATCCTACCGCCCGAAGCACGCGGCGCTGCAGGACCGCTGGAAGGCCATCAAGGCCGAGATGAAGCGCCGGTCATCCCCCGCCGCCGATCAGCCTCCCGCGCCCGGTCTGGCCCCCGCCGCCGGTCGGTCCGAGAAGGTCAGCCCGCAGGAGTTCCACCTCATGTGCGCCAACCACGACTGGAACCACGAATACTCCGACGATCCGGGCGCGTACCGGGCAGGCAAGGCCAGCGCCGACCGTCTGCTGGGTGTCGCCCGCTCCCAGCCGGAACTGTCTCCGATCCTGACGGCGTGGACGGCCCACGCACTGGGGGGTGGCCCTCGCCCGAAGGAGCCAATGGAGAGGACTGCATGAACAAGTTCCCGATTGTCATCAATTTCACCAGCACCCAGTGGCCGCTGGTCTTCGACCGGCTGGACGCCCCCTGCGCCATTGTGAACGCCCTGACCGATCATGAGGAGGGCGACGACCGGCCGGAGCCCGACAACACAGAGATCTGGGATCGGATTCGGGACATGGCGCTGGATCAGCGCGTGACCATCCGGGATCAATTGGATCTCGACATCCTGATCGACGCGGTCGAGGGTTCGATTATGCCTGCCAAGCTGAAGGACCAGTTAAATTTCGGGACGTCCGCCGAGATCCGCGAGGCTCGGTTGATGCTGAGGCAGATCAAACCACTGGAACGAATGCTGTTTGCGGCGGGGATCGACGCGGTGTTCCCGAAATTTTGAGCAAGGGGCTTCGGCCCCTTCTTTTTTTGTAGACTCAATTCTTAGTTTCTGTCATAAGAGGGGCACGGGCAATCACGCCCCTTGCATGGAGACTGACATGACTTACGAACTGACCTCTCCCCTTGGTTTTGAAGTCAAGATCTGCTCGCGTTGCCACGGCTCTGGTCAGTACAGCTACAACCAGATCGACGGTTCGCGCTGCTACGGCTGCAACGGCGAGAAGCAGCAGTACACGAAGCGCGGCAAGGCCGCCAAGATGTTCTACGTCGAGAGCCTGAAGCTGCTGCCGCAGGACGTGCGGGTCGGCCAGCGCATCGACAACGGCATGGCCAAGTTCACGGTCGCCGAGATCCTGCCGGTCGCGCAGAGCGGCTCTTACCTCAAGAACGGCGTGTGGGAGCCGATCATGCACCACAATTTCAAGAGCACCAGCGGTAAGGAATACGGCGCGCAGGCAGGCTACCCGGTCAAGCTGATTCCGGCGGGCGAAGAAAAGGCCCGGCTGGTCGCCGAGGCGCTGGCCTATCAGGACACCCTCACGGCCACGGGCACTGTCCGCAAGCGGGCGGCATAAAAGGGGCTTCGGCCCCTTCTTTTTTTGTAGACTCAAAACTAAGAATGTGCTGAAAAGGGTTCAGGGCAATCCCGCCCCATTGCTTGGAGACTGACATGAATATCGTCGCAACCTTCTCGAACGGCTTCACCGACACCTACAAGGGCGACCGCGCCGTCAAGGCCGCATGGGCCATCATCGACCGCGCAACGGGCCAAGTGATCAATTCCGGCCACAGCCTCGACCGCCTCAAGGCGCAGAAGACCGCCGAGGGCAACCTTCGCAACACCAAGGTGCCGGGCGTTGATCACCTTGGCTATGCCTACACTGGCCGCGCAATGCCGGGTTACCACGCAGAGCAGGCTCGCAAGTATTACGGTTGGACTGGCAAAGGTGACAGAGCGGCTCTGGCCTTCCTGAAGGCCCACAACGCAGACATCACCGCCCGCAAGCGTGCCGCCGTCACCATCGAAGTGATCGACCTTTGAGGAGGGGCTTCGGCCCCTCCCCTTCTTCCCCTCAAACCATTGGAGACCATCATGATCAACGCCCGCCCCAACCTCAACGGCAATACTGCCAAAGATTTTCAGGCCGTCATCGACAGCTTCACCGACGCCATGGAGGCCGTCGGCAACGCCCGCAGGCTGCTCATGGGCGACGTCCTGAACGGTCGCAACTACCAGCACCTCGCCGCTCCCCATGATGCGTCTCATGCCGACCGTATGGCCTACGCCGAGGCCATGGTTGCCATTCTCGAGCAATTGGACAGCGTCCGCAGCGACATCTACAGCGCGATGGAGGGTGCGTGATGGGCCGCACCCTATCCACGACCGCCCATGTGGGCGAGGTCAATGTCGAGGTGGATGTCGATGATCTGCTTGGCGAGATCGACACCGAAGACCTGCTCGAGGAGCTTCGCCATCGGGGCGAGGACGTCCCGCTGGACGGCTTGGAGCTGGTTTACCAGTGCCTGCTGCGGGGCGACGTGAACGGCGCTCTGGCCGTCCTCGAGCCCATCATCCGACCCCGTTTCCCGTCAATCGAGGCCTCCGAGTTCGTCTACCGGCGAGCCATGGCCGCCAGCAAGGATCCCGACACATGAGCTACTATCGCGCCATCCTCCGAGAGGACAATTGGGACCAGCTCAACCCGGCCAAGCGCACCTGCCGGTGGCACGATCTGGTCTTCACCGCCCCCAGCAAGCCGCTGGCCAAGGAACACGCCAAGGCGGTCGCCCATAACCGTGGCATGACCTTCTGCTCCGTCAACGTCCTGAACAAGGCACACGGCGAGAAGATGATTGACCGGCCCGATCCTGTTCAGCCGATGACGACCGGCGGGGTGTAACAGGCATCCATCTTGACCTGATCGGCAGACTTCGACCCCGGCCCAGCGCCGGGGTTTTCTTTTGGCTGAATGGGTGTATTGTGTTTGTACTAACAAACAGACAGGAGCTTCAAATGTTTCAAATCAAGAAAGGCTTTGTTCCGCCGGAAGAGCCGAAACAGCCATCCATCGAATGGCCGTTCAAGGACATGAAGGTTGGAGATTGCGTGATTTTTGAAAGGGACACAGACCCAAAAATCTTGAAAAAAGCATACAACTATCAATTTCTGTATGCCAGCAGACACAACAAGAAGTTCAAACACAAAACCATCGATGACCAGCTTCACATCTGGCGGGTCTTCTGACGCCTGAGCGATTCGCTGCGGCATGCATGCATGCATGGGGGTTGGAATTGTTCGCCAAAAATGATCGGCTGAATATAAGAGTGTTGTTCACGTAGTGTTCTGTTTTGCTAACACTCGATTGAAGATTGTAAATTTTTCTGATTTTAGAACCGCTCTTGATTAAACCAAGAAAAAAACAAGTCGAGCGTTATCGAACGTTAGCTTAGAACACTACGTGAACATTGATTGTAAGTTATTGATTATATTATATAATAATCGATCGTTAGTAGTGTAGTAGGGGGGGGGGTATATATACCAATAAGAGCCTATACCCCCCCCACCCCTCACTTGACTGTTTTGGTTTTATTCCTAGTGGATTTTTGGCTTCCAAAGTGCGGGCTGGTCGCGCATTGCGTGTGCCCCAAAGAAGGCCCAGAGAGGGCGCAGGAAGACGATCAAGAGGTAGGCTACGCCGGCCCCCCAATGCATGTCAATCGCCGCCAGCGGGCCCCGCTACCGCCCTGATGCATGGCGTGTTATTCTGGGGGCGAAATGGAGAACTGATGCATGGCAAAGAAACCCGAGTTCAAGACCAAGAAATCCGGCGCGCCCAAGCCCGACGTGCCGCCACGCCCCATTGGCAGGCCAACCAATTACCGCCCAGAATACTGCGATCTCGTGATCGAATGGGGAAAGCAAGGAAAATCAAGGGCTTGGTTCGCGGCGTCCTTGGGAACGAGCCGCCGGGTCATGCTTGAATGGGCTTCAGTAAACCCTGAGTTTCATAACGCCTTAGAAATTGCTACGGAATTTTCCCAATTGTGGTGGGAGGATGCCGGGCAGCAGGGAATGCAGGCTCCGGGCTTCAACGCGGCGATTTGGAGCCGGTCGATGGCCGCCCGGTTCCCGGCTGATTGGCGCGAGAGCAAAGAGGCGAAGATCGTCGGGGCCGACGGCGGTCCTGTTCAGATCAACGTGCAGCGCATCGACGTGAGCAACCTGCCTGCGCAGGCCCTCGACGCCCTCGAGCGGGCGCTGGAGCTGATGGAGAACCCGGAGGTCGATGACGTGATCGAGGGTGAGGCGGTCGAGGAGCAGGAATGAAAAGGGCGGGATTTCTCCCGCCCCTCTCTTCACCGGAAGCAGCCCTTTGAGCCCAAGCTCTCCAACAGGAGCCGCCGGATTGCCTCCGTCGCTTTGAACCCGCCGCCGCGATCCTCGATATAGATCCGCAGGGCGTCCCGCACCTCGGTGCTGACCATCAGGTTGATCTGATGACCCCGGCCTGTCCGAGGTCGCCCTCGAGGCCGTTTCTTTTTGTCTACACTTTTTTGTTGACCTGTCATGGTGATTCGATGTAGAAGAAATTCATGGCGCAATCAAGCGCCCAACCTCTGGAGACCATCATGAACCGCTTTGACAACCTCTCTGCCGCCCAGATCGCTGACCTGATCGGCAACGTCGATGCGCAGGCCAAGGCCCTCGAGGCCGAGAAGAAGGCGCTCCGCGCCGCTCTCGAAACCCGCAACCTCGACGCCGACACCATCTGCGGCAACGAGTTCGCCGTGAGCTTCAACCTGCGCAGCGGCTCGGTGTCGCTCGACAAGGCCGCCGTCGAAAAGGCGCTGGGCGCTGACTGGGTCGCGGCCAACAGCAAGACGGGTGCCGCGTCGGTCGTCATGACCATCAAGGCCGTCAACTCCGCCGCCAAGGCGGCGTGAGGGGAGGGGGGTCGGTGCGCTCCCTCCCGGTGACGCCGACCCCCGCCATCACATGGATATGGATCGATTCATTAAGATCTTGGGCATGACCGGCTCCTCGCACGACGGCGAGGCGCTGGCCGCCCTTCGCATGGCGCAGAAGCTCATGTCCGCCAATGGCAAGACGTGGAAGGATCTGATCGGCGCGCCGAAGCAACAGCAGGGCGGAGCGGGTGCCGGTTGGGATCCGTTTGCGCATGCCTACGAGAAGGCGCAGCGCGAGGCGCAGCGCCAGCGCGAGCGCGAGGAATATGCGCGGGCGCGGGAGAACGCTCATGCCCGCGAGCAGGCTCGTCAGCGCGAGAGCTCAAAGGGCGACGAAGTTTCGATGAAACGCGAATGCCTTCGCATGCTGGACGAGTGCCCGCACCTTCTGACAGATTGGGAGAAGGAGTTTTTGGAGAGCTTCAAGGACCGGCCAGACCATTGGTCGATGACGGAAAAGCAGCGCGCGGTGTTCGAGAGGATCCTCGCCAGATACAGGAAACAACAGAAATGAAGCTACCACCTGCCGGGTGCGTTCATGGCCAGCGTGCGACCTCGTCGCCGCGCTGGTTTTTGCGGCAGGGCTGTCAGACGGCCAGTGGGCCACAACCCCGTCAGCCGGTGGGCGGTCTCCATGACGCCGCGACCGGCACCAATTTAACAGGAGAAGACGATGATCGTAGAGCACAATAAGGTTGGATTTAAGTGGTGCCCCCATGTGCGTGTGGCAACGATGAACGGCAAGACCGCCGTGAACCGAGATGGTGAGCACCCAGATGCTCTCCCGGATGGGGCGGTTCATTCGGAAAACCAGTGCATTGGATCTGAATGCATGGCGTGGCGCTGGGCAAAGGTGCAGAACCCAAATTGGTCGTTCAGGAAAACGATGCATTTGGCCAATCCTCCCAGCCCGGATGATGTGAAGCACCCAGCCGAGGTTCCGCAGGCTTATATTGACAGCGAAACGCACGGCTACTGCGGATTGGCGGGTGCGCCATGACCATGTTTGCCTACGGTTTCGTCTGCGGTGCCATTGCGTGCGGCGTCACGTATTGGATCATTGATTGGCGCGATTCGCGCCGGTTCGACCGCAGCATGAGGGACATGCTCCGCGAAATGGAGCAGCAGAACGACATTCGCCTGACAAAGGTATCATCTGAACACGTGAGGACATCGCACCATGATTAACGCCATCGAGATCGCAATGGACGCCGTGCGCAAGGCAGCGCGCGAGCAGAGCGACAGTATCGTCCGCGAGCTGAACGCCGACTTCGACGCCCGCAACGTGGCGCTGGGCACCTACAACGACGCAATGCGGCAGGTGAAGGCGCTGCGCGAGCAGGCCGACGACATTGAGCGCACGGCGCACGACACCCTGAACAGCGCCCTCACCTCGAGCGGCGGCGTGGCGCTGGCCATGATCAATCAGATCAATCAGGGGCAGATCGTGGCCTCGATTGACACGCCGTCGCCGCGCAAGCGCAAGGCCATCGAGGCGTGCGCAGGCCCGGAGGCTCTTGATGCCCAGTAACATTGCGCAGTGGCTCTGGTTCGCCCTCTTCGTCGTCGGCACGCTCGGCGGCTGGTTGTTCATCGGATACCTGATCTGGCGCATGCGCACCGGCGAATTGCGCAGCCTACGGGAGCTCGAGGTTGAGAACGAACGCCTGAAGGCTGTCAACATAACCCTGAGCAGGTTGTCACGCGGGTTGATGGAGGACTTGAAGCGGGCCGACGCAACCGTGAAGATGGTGCAGGAGGAGATCGACCGGCTGAAGGGGGCTCCCGATGGCCAGCAAGAATGATCTGCTGAAACGCGAGCGAGATGAACTGCGCAGGTTGGCCAACCATTGGAAGCTTCAGCACGACGAACACAAGAAACTGAACGCCAAGCTCGCCGCTCGCGTGGAGGAGTTGGAGGCGGAGCTGAACCGGAAAGAGCTGCTGGGGAGGGCAACATCATGAGCTACGATGAATGCACATCGTGCGGGGCCTCAGACGGACAGGGGTGTTACAGTGAGTGCCCGATTATGCTGCAGGCGCGCGTTGCGGAACTTGAGGCTGAGGTCCAATGGCACAAAGACAGCAGCGCATGCCGGGGAGCAGTCAAGGATGTACTTCTGCGGCGCGTTGCGGAACTGGAGGCGGCGCTGCAATGGATTGATCAGCAGCGATATGCCGACCGCAGCACGATCAACCCGTCCAATGCGTTTGAGCAATGGGCGCGCCTCAATGATCAGCTTGTCATGATCATGGACAAGGCCCGCGCCGTGCTTAACCCCACCACACAACAGGAGACGTGAAATGAAGACTGTTTTTGAACGCCTCTACAACTCTGAGATCAACTTTGACGTTTCGTGCTTCTGGGACGGCGGCTTCGACGTAATGCTCGGTGACGAAATGAACGGCTTCAAGGCATGGACCAACGTTCGTACATGGGCCGAGGTTGAGCCGTGGCTTGAGGCGCAAGCACTTGTCCATTTTCCCAACAGCGTGTTTTCGCTCAACAGGGAGGTCAACAATGACTGACATCACCATTCCGCCAGAGGCACTGGAGAAGGCTGCGAGGGCTATGTGGAGGACCGATGAGCCGTCGCAATGGGAGCTTGGTATGGCCGACATCGCTCTCCGCGCGGGGATCAATGCGTGGCAAACGCAGATGCACAAGGCTATTGTCGGAAAAGCATTGGACGAAGTTGGCGGCGTGTATCCCGCCCTTATCCTCCCCCTGCCGCAGGAGAACACCAATGATTGATATCAAAAAGACCTACAAGACCCGCGATGGCCGCGAAGTCCGCATCTATGCCACTGATGGGGGTGGTGTATACCCTGTTCACGGTGCAATCAATTACTATGGCGAATGGTCTATGTGTCGCTGGACAGCGGAGGGGACAACGTTTTCAGACGATGAGCACTGCTCCTACGACCTCATCGAAGTTAAGTCCAGCCCACCCACTTCATCCCGCTCAGCGCCCTTGGAGAACACCGATGATTGATATCAAAAAGACCTACAAGACCCGCGATGGCCGCGAAGTCCGCATCTATGCCACTGATGGAGGCGGTGACCGCCCAGTCCACGGTGCAGTCATCAATCACGGCGAATGGTTTCTGCGTCATTGGTCAGCGAAGGGAACAATGTTTCCAGACCATGAGCACTGCTCCGACGACCTCATCGAAATGAAGCCCCGCATCCAGCGTGAGGTGTGGGTGAATGTTCATGGGGATCGTTGTACTGTGCGCAAAACAAAAGAGACGGCGGATTTGTTGGCGGTGACGGGACCTCACCCCCGCCTCGCTTGCGTAAAAATCACCATCGACTGCGAAGAGGGGGAAGGACTGTGATCTCGCCTGAACAGATACCTGATGAGGTGGTCAAGACTCTTGAGCAGGCTTTACTTGGGCGACCATTGTCTGCCCGGAACTGCACCGCAGCTATCGCCGCCGCCCTCAATGCGTGGCCGGGGGTGCGTCCAGCTTCCGACCCACCTCCTGCCCGTCTCATCCTCCCCCTGCCACAGGAGTCAAGCGCATGACCACCACACCAGAGCAGATAGAGGTTGTTGCGCTGGCCTTGGCTTTTGCGGAAGGTTATCTCACACCAGACGACGAGATAATCGGATCGTTTGAAGATAGTGCCCTCGCCGCCATCAACGCCATGCGCCCGTTCATCCGCGCAGAGGCGCTGGAGGAAGCTGCGAAGGTAGTCACGGAACATTATCAGGAACTCTGTACCGAGCATCGGTTGCTGCTGGTTAACCGCGCCGCCGCCATCAGAGCATTGAAGGAAACAAGCAATGAGTGACATTGTAGAAAGGCTGCTCGACTGGTCTGAGCATGACGAGGGGAAGATCAACGATACCCGCGATGAAGCCGCCGCCGAGATCGCCCGCCTCCGTGCCGAGGTGGAAAAGGTGGGCCGCGACTACAACACCGTGCACGATGCACATGATGACTGGGTGCGCGAGAGCGAGCGCCTCCGTGTCGAGGTGAAGAAGATGCGGGCTGATATTGCCTATGCCGATAAGCACGCCTCAAAAGTGGAAGGCTTGCTTTGGGGGACTGCCAAAGAAAATGAGAAGCTGCGGGCGGCGCTGGAGTGGTATGCCGACACGTTTTGCGAAGGTCCTGCTGGCCCTCTGTGCGGCAAACTGGATGATACACGCTGCTCTGGCTGTAAAGCCCGCGCCACACTGGAGGAGAAGTGACATGCTGACAAGGCTTGAACCGCCAATTCCAATGTCAACCGTCAAGGGCGACGGCTGGGCATTTGCCGTAATTGACTACGGCTTTGAAGCGGACCTGATCTGGGTGGTCGCGCTCGACTCCAGCCGGGAGATATGGTGCGTGCCGAACCGCGAGGTCAGGATGCAAGCCAATTGGACCGCTGGGAGGCGGGATGACTAATTAACAACCCGTCAACACCGCGTCGCATGAGAGGAGAAAATGATGACTGACATCGTGGAACTGCTGCGCTCTACTTCACCTGATGATTACGATGAATGCTGTGAAGTCATGGGCAAGGCTGCCGACGAAATCGAGCGCCTGCGGGCGATGGTGACGCCGAAGCCGCTTGATGACAAGGCCCCGAAGGATCGGGTTCTGATCGGCGTCGAGCGCCCACCCTATGAGGACAAGACCTACTACGACATCATCCACTGGCGCGAGGACCAGCAGGAATGGATGGTTGAGGCTGGCTGCGATTGGAATATCAGCCCGGCACCGCGCCTTTGGGCACACTGGAGCGCCAGCCATTACCTCGACCCGCTGGATCTTCCGGGCCTTCCGTACTGGGATCCTGCAGACGATGAAGACGATGGCGATGAAGACATGGCGCGGGGCGAGACATGACGAACATCGGTGCCGCCATGGCGGGCGGCAACGGCAAGCGCCGCGCCGGTGACTTCTATCCGACGCCGTGGGCGGCCACAGAGGCGATGCGCAGGGCGCTGGACCTTCCCCGGCGCATTTGGGAGCCTGCCTGCGGCGATGGCGCTATGGCGCGCGTTCTGAGCCAGCACGGTCACACCGTGACGTGCTCCGACATCGATCCCCGGATGGAAGGCGCGGCCAAGATCGATTTTGCAAAGACAGCTATCGTGCGAGCCAACGGCCACTTCGCCATCGTCACGAACCCACCGTTCAGTCTGGCCGAGGTCTTCATCCGCCGGGCGCTGTTCTACACCTCGCATGTCGCCCTGCTGCTCAAGGCGAACTACTGGAACGCCGCCAGCAGGCTGCCGCTGTTCGCAGAGCATCCGCCCAGCCGGGTGATGCCGCTGACGTTCCGCATCGACGTGACAGGTCAGGGGAACCCGACTATGGACGTGTGCTGGTATGCGTGGGGCTTTGATGGCCCGGCCTTTATGCCATTGCCCAAGCCGAAGGAGGACCGCGTTGAACAAGAAGCCGCCGATGTACATAGAGATGCCTGAGCTTCGCGATGCGGTGATCGGCTACGCGCTGCGGTGCGACCAGATCACGCTGGTCTATGACTTCACCAAGATCGTGAAGCTCGTGATGAGGCAGCACCGCGTGACTCTGAACGAGGCTATTGAGCTGACTGAAAAGCTCGAGGAGGTGTGGTTTGGGGAGGGGACACCCATCATGTTCCATGGCGAAACCTATGCTGGCATAAAGGAGATATTTGGTGATGGACAAACCTATAAAGTCAACTGACGAGCTGTTCGCGTCCTTCTTCAAGGCGGTGGACCGCGTAGAGCTGATCGAAAACCTCATGCGCGACCATGCAAAGGCGTGTGGAGAATCGGTCGGGGTGCAATCGGTCGAGTTCTTCGCGGAGCAGATCGAGAAGAATGTCTACGACATGTTCGGGCTCCTGAATGACATCAAGCTCGCCATGGACGTCGAGGGGCACAAGAGGCACTGATGGCCATCGTCCAGCTCCCGCACATCGCCCGCCTTACCGGCGTTGCAGCGCCAATTGACTCAAGCGAGCTGCGGCGGGCCATCGAGAAGCGCAGGTGCGAGCAATCCCTCGCCTACTTCATCAGGAAGGCGTGGAGCGTCATTGAGCCCGGCCAGCCCTACGTGCACGGCTGGCACATCGATTTCCTCTGCGCCCACCTTGAGGCCATCACCGCCGGGCTGGAGATCGAGGACGGCACGCCGTACAACCGGCTGCTGATCAACGTCCCTCCGGGCACCATGAAGAGCCTGACGGTCGGCGTCTTCTGGCCTGCGTGGGAGTGGGGGCCAATGAACATGCCGCACATGCGCTATGTGTGCGCCTCACACAGCCAAGATCTCGCCATCCGCGACGGCCTGCGCATGCGCCGCCTGCTGATGTCGGAATGGTATCAGAGCCACTGGGGCGACCGCGTGAAGCTGACCGGCGACCAGAACCAGAAGACCAAGTTCGAGAACACGGCAACGGGGTTCCGGCAGGCCGCTGCCGCCGGGTCGATCACGGGTGCCCGAGGCGACAGGGTGGTCATCGACGACCCACTGTCCGTGGACGGAGCAAACTCCGACGCCGTCCGCGACAGCACGAACCAGTGGTTCCTCGAGGCCGTACCCACCCGCCTGAACAATCCGAAATCGTCGGCCATCGTCGTCGTCATGCAGCGCCTGCACGAAGAGGACGTGAGCGGAATCATCCTCGACAAGGAGCTGGGCTACGATCACATCATGCTGCCCATGCGCTACGATCCAACGCGGGCAGCGCCCACCATGCTCGATTATCGGGATCCGCGCACAGAGGACGGCGAGCTGCTGTTTCCTGAGCGGTTTCCGATTGAGGTCGTGGATCGCGACGAGAAGGCCATGGGGCCCTACGCGACCGCCGGGCAATTCCAGCAGACGCCTGAGCCGCGCGGTGGCGGCATCATCAAGCGCGATTGGTGGCAGCTATGGGACGCCGACGCCTATCCCATGATGGACTATGTCATCGCCAGCGTGGACACGGCCTACACAGAGAAATCAGAGAACGACCTGTCGGCGCTGACGGTTTGGGGGATCTACTCGGTCGATACCGTGGCGCAGGCCACGAAGGTCGTCGCCCGGAACGGAACCCTGCACGAATATTCCATGTCAATTGAACGCGAATACGCGGAGCAGCACCCCAAGCTGATGATGATGCATGCGTGGCAGGTGCGCCTGCCGCTGCATGAGCTTGTGGTGAAGATCGCGGAGAGCTGCACGCGCCTGAAGGTCGATCTGCTGCTGATCGAGGGCAAGGCGTCAGGCCTGAGCGTGGCGCAAGAGATCCGCAGGCTCTACGGCAGCGAGCCGTGGGGCGTGCAGATCGTGAATCCGGGATCTCAAGACAAGATCAGCCGCCTCTATTCGGTCCAGCACCTGTTCGCGGAGGGGCTCATCTACGCCCCTGACCGCGCGTGGGCCGATCAGGTCATCACGCAGTGCGCTCAATTTCCAAGGGCAAAGCACGACGATTTGGTAGACACGGTGAGCATGGCACTGCGCCACCTGCGCTCCGCCGGGCTCCTGAGCCGGGCCGCAGAGCATCTGGAGGCCCTCGACCGGGAGAAGACTGCGCCGTCCCGCACGGCACCGCTTTACGAGGTCTGATACGCAAGGTATACAAGTCGGGCATCCTCCCCGATGTGCACCTAGGGCGCGAGCCGCTAACCCACCCACGGTTCGCGCCCTTTTTTCCCGAATTGCGACCCCCAACCATTGATGGTAGTATCCGTTCCCAAATTCCATTGGGGAACCCACCATGCCAATGATGCCGGGGCTGTCGCCCTCAATCCGTCAGGTCTATCCCGAAGAAGAGGCGCTGACCGGCGACGACACCGACATCGTCATCGAGGACGCCCCGGAGGGCGAAGACGCGCCGAAGATGGACGACAAGGGCAACATCCTGTCCATCGAGCACCCGGACGGGTCGATCACCGTCAGCATTGACGGCACGCCGCTCGCCCAAGCCAACGGTCAAGAGTTCAACCGAGAGTGGTTCGACAATCTGGTGGACGACATTCCGGAGATGAAGCTCTCCGAGATCTCCGAGGAGCTGCTGCGCGGCGTGCGCGACGACATCCAGAGCCGACAGGATTGGATTGAGAACCGGGCGACCGGGCTCAAGCTGCTGGGGCTCAAGATCGAGCTGCCCAGCCAGCAGGGCACCGCCGATGGCGCGCCGGTCGAGGGCATGAGCAAGGTCCGCCACCCGCTCCTGCTGGAGGCTGTATTGCGCTTCCAAGCAAATGCCCGCAGCGAGCTGCTGCCCACGGACGGGCCGGTGAAGATCCGCGAGGACGGCAACAACCCCAATCTGCAGCGGGACCAGATCGCCAACGCGCTGGAGCGCGACCTGAACCACTACCTGACCAGCACGGCCACGGAATACTACCCCGACACAGACCGCATGCTGCTGATGCTGGGCTTCGGCGGCACGGCCTTCAAGAAGGTCTATTTCTGCCCGCTGCGAAGCCGCCCGGTTTCCGAATCCGTCGATGCCGACGACCTGATCGTGAACCAATCCGCGACGGACCTGAGCAACGCCAAGCGCATCACCCACCGCATCATCATGCGGTCGAGCGTCGTGAAGCGCATGCAGATTCTGGGCGTCTACAAGGACGACGATCTCTCGACGCCGCTGGCGCTGAACCTCGACGGCGTGCAGCAGGAGAAGAACGCAATTCAGGGCATCTCCAATTCGAGCGCAAACTCCGACGAGCGCGACCGCGAGATCTATGAGATCTACTGCGAGCTGGACATCCCCGGCTTTCAGCACAAGCGCAAGGGCAAGATCACCGGCCTCGAAATCCCCTACCGGGTGACCATCGACGTCTCGAGCCGCAAGATCCTGTCCATCGTCCGGAACTACGACGAGGACACGAAGGACCTTCCCGAAGCCCGCGTCAATTTCGTCAAGTACACCTTCGTGCCGGGGCTCGGCTTCTACGACATCGGCCTGCTCCACATTCTGGGCAACACGACCAACGCGATCACTGCGGCATGGCGCGAGCTGCTCGATGCAGGCATGTTCTCGAATTTCCCCGGATTCCTCATGTCGGACGTCGGCGCTCGCCAGAACACAAACATCTTCCGCGTCCCGCCGGGCGGGGGTGCGCTGGTAAAGACCGGCGGCATGCCGATCAGCCAAGCCATCATGCCGTTGCCCTACAAGGAGCCCAGCGCGGCCCTCATGCAGTTGGTCGAGAACATCGCCCAGACCGGCATGCGCGTCGGCGGCACGTCGGAGCTTCAGGTGGGCGAAGGCCGCCCTGACGCGCCTGTGGGCACCACGCTGGCCATGATCGAGCAGGCCACCAAGGTCATGAACGCCGTCCACAAGCGCATGCATGCGGCGCAGGCCGAGGAGTTCGCCCTGATCGTCCGGTGTTTCCGAGAGAACCCGGAGAGCTTCTGGCAGCGCAACCGCAAGCCCGCGCTGCCGTGGGATGAGCAGGTGTTCCTGATGGCGCTCGATCAGGTCGATCTGGTGCCGCAGGCCGACCCGAACACCGCCAGCCACGGCCAGCGCCTGATGAAGATCATGGCCCTGAAGCAGCTTCAGGGGGCGAACCCCAGCCTCTACGACCCCGTGGCGGTCGATAAGGCCGCGCTGCAGGCCATTGGCTGGAACAACCCGGAGCAGTTCATGGCTCCGGAGCAAAACCAGAAATCTCCGCCGCCTGAAGTGCTGAAGGGCATGGAGGAGCTCAAGCTCAAGAACCGCGATGCCAATCTGAAGGAGGCCTTGGCCAAGGCCAAGATCCAGTCCGATTCCATCCGGGATCAGGCCGACATGATGCGTGCGCAGGCCGACGTGGCAAAGTCCAAGCAGGATTATGCGCAGGGCGGGCTGGTGCCGCAGGAGGATCCGACAAAGATCCTGAACCTTCAACTGAAGGCCAAGGATCTGCAGTTCAAGCAGGAGCGTGCTGCGGCTGACGACCAGAACCGCGATCTCGACCGGCAGTCCGACGTGACCATCGAGAAGATGCGGCTGGAGAGCGACAGCATCAAGGCGGAGTCGGAGCGAAAGCACGCCTCGGCGTTGCAGGAGCGTGACCACTTGAGCGAGCACGTTCGGCACGCCCACGAATTGATGGCGAGGACAGATTCAGAGGGGCGCGAGAGGAAATGAGCGGGCCAATTCGTTCTGCATTGATGACGGCAAAGTCCTTTGGCGGCAGGCTGGAGCTGAACCGGGCGAAGGAGGCCAAGAAGCGAGCGCCGGGGCAGGTGAGCCCGTCGAAGTACATGCCTGACGTGCCGCGACAGGTGCGCGCTGACGGCGGCCCGCTTCGGCTCTACCACGGCACTGAGGTGTCGCACCCGATTGACGAACTGGATCCGTTCATTTCGCCCGATCAGCTCGGCATCCACTTGGGTGATGCGGCTACGGCGAACAGGTTCGCCACGCGCACGAGCTATGACCCAAATTCTGGTTTTGCGCGTGCGCCCCGCGTGATCCCGTTTGATGCAAAAATGCAAAACCCTCTTCGCTTGCATGACAAACACGGGACATGGGATCCCAGCATGGTCTACAAACAGCTTGTTGAAAAAGGCCTCGAAAAATACAATCCGCAGGTAGAAGAGCGTCTTGCCAATCTTGAAAGCGGATCTGGGCCTACCGGCGATTCCGTGGCGCATCACGGGACGTCTTTGAGGTATCAGAAGCAGGCCGTGCAAGAGGTCCATGACATGATCAGAAAGCACGGCTACGACGGAGTTGTGTACCTGAACAGATATGAAATGCCGACCGACGAAGCAAAGGCGCGCATGGAAGATGTCAAGCGTCCGGGGTACATTATGCGCGGTCAATTGAGCAAGATGACCGACGACGAATTTAAGAAGCACTTTCCGGAAGCTACTGACAGCTACATTGCGTTTGACGCCGGACAGCTTGAATCGCCCTTCGGCAAAGGGCCCGGCGTTGGGTACGCTGACGGCGGCGAGGTGGACGATCAGGATCCGACACCGCAAGGCGCGGCATATGCAAGTGAAAATGATTTGCTGCAGCCCATAGGCAAGTCCCGGATGGTCGGTGACGAGAAGATGCTTTTTGATGACGGCATGTACAAAGCCGGTGTGTCTGGCTTTTCGATGAACAACAGAAAATCCATTCGCTATCTCCATCACGACGAAAATGGAAATCCAATCGGCGCTCTCCAGATCCAGACCGAAGGACCAAGATCAAAGAACGCCACGATCCAAAACGTCTATGTAGCAGAGCCGTTCCGCAGATCAAAAGTTGCCACGGGCCTTCTGAAGAGGGCGCGTCAGGATTTTGATGTGAAGCACAGCACGGATTTGACTACGGCGGGTCGCGGCTTTGCCAAGGCGGTAAAATCTGCGGGTGGCGAGGTCGAGGGCGGCCTCGATCAGTTCTTCGGGCCCACCCACCAGAGCCTGCGCCGCCGCTACTACACCGGCACGTCGAAGGACAAAGACTTCACCGCGTTTCAGGAGAGCCGCCACGGCACGTGGCTGACAGATGACCCCAAAGAAGCCAGCGATTACGCGGAGCAGAACGACAGTCAGGGGTATAGGCAGGGGCCGGGCTGGACATATGAAAAAACGAACACCGCCTCGCGCGTGATCCCCGCCTATGTGCGCATCGAGAACCCCTACACCGGCGAGCTTCCAGATTTTGTGCGGACCGATAATTATAAGAAAGCGCAGAGCGATTGGTTTGACACGCTGCGCAGAAAGGGGCACGATGCATGGGTGCCAGCAAGCGGCGAGGGAAGGCTCGTCGTCAAGCTTACGAATCAGGGCACGCACATCAAGAGCGCAATCGGCAACTCCGGCGCTTATAACCTGACGAAGAAGCATCTAGCCAAGGCCGAAGGAGGCACCGTAGATGAACAAAAAAATGAAGCTCCCGCCGCACGTCTTGGCGATGTCGCCCAAGCGGGAGGATTTCCCCTCGCAGGAGGAATACGAGGAGGCGAGGGCGTTCTTCCTGCATCGCTTCCGCCACACGGCGAAGTAGACCTGACCGGGTTGCCGACCAACATCAAGATTCCCAAGCTCGGGATGTCGATTGTTGCCGCGCACAACCCAGTCATTCGGCAGGCGGCCCGTGATTACGCCCGAGCGGCGGGCATCGACTATAACCCGCCCACCTCTTACCAGCGAGTTGACCCCGAGCGCGCCACCCGGATCGCCCATGCCTACGAAAACATGGAGCATGACCCAAGCCATCCATTGGTGAAGGCATCCTACGAGGCGCTTAAGCAGGAAACGCTGGCCCAGTATCAAGCGGCCAAGGCCGCCGGGCTGAAGGCGGAGTTCTACCCCGACCCCACCAAAGATCCGTACCGCAGCCAGCCGCGCCTGATGTCTGAGGACGTGAACAAGAACAACCATATGTATGTCTACCCGACCGACGCTGGTTTCGGCACCGGGCAACAGCCAGAGGAACACGAAAACAACCCCTTGCTGGGCGATAGCGGAGAACGCTGGAACGGCAAGCCCGTCACGTTCAACGACCTGTTCCGGGCCGTCCATGATTACTATGGGCACGTCAAGGAAGGCGTTGGCTTTCGCGGAGACGGCGAAGAGAATGCTTGGCGGTCCCATGCGGCCATGTACAGCCCGTTGGCCCGGATCGCGATGGGCTCCGAAACTCGCGGGCAGAACAGCCTGCTAAACTATGGTCCCAATGGCGAGCGCAATCGCAACGCCAGCACGGATGACACCTTTTTCTCCCCTCAGAAGTTGGGCGTCCTGCCCGTCTGGGTGCACCATGATGGCGCTGAGTTCATCAAGCCTGAAGAGCGCGCCCAGATGGAGGCAATCTACAAGAATTTCGGCGTCGATCCAGAGGGCGTGGTGGGCGCGAGCATCCGAAACTCTATGTCGGTCTTCCCGAAGCCCCAGCGCATGTTCCCCGAGGAAGCCCGACCCCCCGGCGGCCAATATCTGGCCATGCCTGACAAGCGCGACATCACCGGCCACAAGGCTGCGGCGGCCACAATCGGCGTTCAGCCGGGCGGGAAACCGTTCTTCAAAGCGTCGGCGGATGCCGTCGAGCAGACCGGCAGCACCGGGCGCGGCACCGCGATGGCGAGGGCCAACCTGTTCAAGCAGAAGGCGGGTTGGAAATGGCTGAACGCCCCGGAGGAGCACGCAAGCACGGACACAATCGTGTCTGTCGAACATCGCGGCAAGCACCACTACGCCCTGAACGCGCACTTCCCGAGGGGTGTGGACCTCGCGCGGTACGAAAACTCCCCCACGGAGCCCCGCCTGCGCCCGACAACGACCGGAAACGTGGAGCTGGGCCCGCAGGCAGGCTCAATTCTTGTTCGCGGCAAGGAGCATCCGGTGTATCGTCACGTTGTCGTGAAAAAAGCGGGCGGGCTGGTCGCCCCACAGTACGAAAATCCGGTAAAATTGGCTAAAAAAGCCCTGATGGCGGCGAAAAAAACGGGATCCCGGTCATGAACAAGGACGATCAAGCCGCTCAGGCGCTCAGAATCTCGAAGCTTCAGCGTTACCGCGACCCCAAGAGCGAGAAACTGGCCGATTGGAAGTGGCGGCCCCTGTCTCATGTCGTCAAGGAGCTTGGGGACATCAAAGAAATCCCGTCTCACGTGCAGGATTTCGGTCAGTTCATGGACGAAACGGCCAAGAAGGCCAGAGATCAGGGCCTGACGGCCCGCGACCTGATCAAGGCCTACACGATCACGCTCTCCAGCATCCAGCGGCAGGCCCAATCGACCGAAAAGCTGCGCGCCAAGGGCATGTCGGTGCCCAACGCTGGCTCCATGATCCGCCCCGAAGGCGCGTTCGGCGAATGGCTGCACACACCTGCCGGTCAGGCCTACCTTGACGCCGCCCAGAGGGGGCAGGTGCGCGAGGACACCCTCGACGACATGGCCTACCGCTTCGGCCACTATGGCCTCTCGAACCTGCAGAAGAATGGCATGCGCTGGGCCGCAGAGAACCTGCCGGGCAAGGAGGGTCAGGTCTCGCAATTGGTCGCTGCGGCTATGGAGAGCGCCAGCCCGGCGCGGGAATGGCGTGCCTTCGCCAAGGGCCTGCACGGCATCGACACCAGCAAGGCGGGCTTTGTGGCCTCCCTCATGGGGCGCGGCGATCAGCCAACCTTCGACGCCCGGCAGCGGATCCTGCACACCGGCCTGCCCAGCAGCACGGTCGGCGACATGATCGCCGGGCAAAAGATGAACCCGAAGGCGCAGGACGCACTCGACCGGCTGACCGCCCGGCAGAAGGCCATGAACCTGTCGCTGCCGGATGAGCTCCAGCCCTACTACCAGCACCTTGCGCACCATGCAGTGTGGGATCAGGCCGAGGGTGACCAGACCACCCATCAGGACGTGATGGATTCCATGCGGCACGCTGCGAGCGGCGGCAGCATCAAGGGTGGACACATTGCCAGCCATCCCGTGGCGCACGCCATGCGGGCGCTTGGTTTCCATGGTCTCTCGGAAGGGTTTGCGCGCGGCGGATCTCCGGGCACTTCGGAGGATCAGCGCCTCCAAGAATATATGTCTAAGATTCTGGACCCCAACAATCCGGAGCACTACGAGGCGGCGAAGAGGGTCGCTGAATCCTACAATGTAGACGACACCTCGTATTCGGATTTCAAAAGCCACCCCATCATGCCGTCTCAGGTCAGCACAAAAATCAAGAAACTGAGGGGGGTCACACCAAAGCCCGTGACAAAGATGGGGTGGGAAGACTTCCACAAGATTGGGAAGGGCGGGACGTTGTTTACCCTTGGTGGCGACCGCTCAAATCTTGGACGCCTCACGCACATCAATGGGAAGGAGCTGGCGTGGCCGGTGGATTTGCATGCCGGGACCAAGTACCAGCGCGAACCGAACCCGAATGCAGTCTGGGCCAACGACAGGATTGCGGCCACGACACTGAGAAACAACATTTTGCGCGAAGCGGACAAGGGGCGCGCAGTGTTTGGCGCATTTGCACCCATGGGAACTGAATCCGCCGATTCGTCGAAGAATCTGATGGATGCGATGCTATCGCACGTCAACGCATCGAGCATTGATCCGGAGGCGGTAAAAGACTTCGATGAAAAGGTGAGGCGAGCGCAACACGTCTACAACAGCAAAACGGGAAATTCCGAAGAAAAAAGAAAAGCGCAGGAAAATGCCGCTCCGATAATGGCAAAGTGGCCGGGCTTGATGAGCGGAAAGAAGGCCAGAAAATTTGCGTTTGAAAACATGAACGGAAATGTGCGCGCTGGCCTGATTAAAATGATGGACAAGAAGGAATACCTCGACTCTGGCTTTCCGTCCGTCTCTGCAACGCGCGCTGCTGTCACGGATCCTGATCTTCTTCATGTGGCCGGGAACATGATGGGCGGCAACATCGTTCGCCTCGACCCCAGCAATTACGATCCGGCCAATCTAACCTTCAAGCATGCGACATATAACACCCCGACAAAGGGTGAGTACATTGGCACGGTGCCGTTCGCCCCTCGGCATGACGTGATGCCCGATTTCGTGCAGTCGCAGTTGATGGATCCGCGATACGTTCAGAAAAAAGGGCCAAATGCCGGGGAGCCGTTGCTCGTTCACCCGTACTCGCCATTGCCGACCGGCAGGGCATCTTTCCGAGGGAACACGGAACTGCGGCAAGGCATCCAGCCCATAGACGACAGAATGCTGGAGAGCATTCAGGCGGGCGAAGAGCGGATAAAGAAATATGGTTTCGCCAGCGGTGGTTTGGCGAGTGGCAAGTCGCAGAAATCCGGCACTGACGCTGTCCAGAAAGCCGTGTATATTGCTCGGCAGCATAAACGGGGACGCCCGTAAAACCTAGCTAGGAGGCTCTGATGAGCGATACGGCAAAGAAGGCCCGCGCGGCCATGAAGGAGCGGGCGCAGCGGCGTGCAGCACCCGCCAAAGGCGACATTGATGCATCGGGCTGGCGCGAGCCCCTGATGGAGACCGGCAAGAAGACGGGCGCGGCCCCAATCTCCAAGCGGGCCTTCAAGCGCGGCGGCAAGGTGAACCTGAAGGCCGAAGGGGCCGAGGGCATGAAGCACGCGGGCAAGAAGCCGCGCGGCAAGCATGACGACGTCGCCATGGACAAGAAGCTGATCAAGTCGATGGTCAGCAAGAAGGCCCTGAAGAAGGCGGAGGGCGGCCCGACCGTCAATCGCGCTGGCAAGGGCGACTATGCCGGTATGTACCCGGCTGACCTGTCGAACGCCGATCTGGAGAAGATCCGCGCCAACGAAGCGGCTCAGGGCAAGAAGGAGCGGGAGTGGGAGCACACCACGGCGGTCGGCAAGAAGAAGGGCGGATCCACGCACGGCAAGGGCTGCGCCTGCAAGGCGTGCGGTGGCCGCATGGGCAGGGCCTCCGGTGGCGAAACCAACGACATGCCGCCCGACGCCATGGCTGGCGGCTACAATGAGGACGCCGTCAACAAGTCCATCGCCTCCTCGAACCGGTCTGGCAAGAAGATCGGCAAGAAGGAAGCCGCGCTGATTCACTCCCTGCTCAGGGGCCGCGCCGGACGCAAAGACGGTGGCCGCACCAAGAAGGGCGGCGGTGGCGGTTTTGGCATGGACAGCCCGTTTAAGGGCAAGAGCGGCAACATGCTCGACATGGGCGCGCAGTTCCTGTCGCCCGCATACGCGCTGGCGCGCGGCAAGCCCCCCGGCCTGCTTGGCATGATGTCGGGCATGATGGGCAAGAAGTCCGGCGGCGCGACCAAGGGCAACTATGAGGGTGGCACCCGTCCGACCGGTGGTCGCACCGCCCGAAAGGACGGCGGCAAGGTCAAGGGCAAGGGCAAGACCAACATCCACATCAACATCAACACCGCGCCCAAGCCGGACGCCATGGGCATGCCCATGCCGCTCCCGCCCATGCCACTGAAGCCGCCGCCGGGCCTTCCGCCCGCCGCTGCGATGGGTGCCCCCGGCATGCTGCCGCCCGCTGGCGGCCCTCCCATGCCCCCTGCAGGCGGTATGCCGATGGGCCTTCCGCCGGGCGCTCCGCCCATGATGGGCCGCAAGGCTGGTGGTCGCGTGCACCGTTCGTACAAGGACATGGACGCGGGCGCTGGCGGTGGCCTTGGCCGTCTGGAAAAGACGGAGATTCAGAAGCGCAAGGGATAGCAGATCGGTAGTCATGCGCCGGTCTGCTCGTGGGGGTGGAGTGTTCTCTCCAGCATTCCACCCCCATATGACACTGGAGAGATGGAGAGAGAATGGAAAGACTGGCGAAAGAGCTGCGAAGGCTCATTGCTGATCGCATCGCAGAACTTCGTGACAACATTGCTTCCGGCTTCTTGAGCGACATGGCGGAATACAAGAAGCAGACGGGGCAAATAGACGGTTTGAAGGCCGCTCTGGAGCTTTTGGAGCAGGCAATTTCGAACATCAACAAGCAGTAACTGGAGAGAAAAATGTCGATTATGCCTATGACGCACGAGGTGGATCCCGCAACGGAGATCCGCAACAAGATTGGCGACCTGTCGGGAATCAATCTGATCGGCCCCAAGGTTCTGTGTGCGATCTATGTGCGCCCGGAGAAGACCAAGGGCGGGATCATCCTGACCACCAAATTCCGCGACGAGGACATCTATCAGGGCAAGATTGGCCTGATCGTGAAGACCGGCGTCAATGTCGGTGCGGATGCTGACTGGTTCGGCGACAACAAGCTTGAGGTTGGATCGTGGGTCGGGTTCCGTGCCTCCGATGGTTACTCATTGATCGTCAATGGCGTGAACTGCCGGATCCTTGAGGACGTCAGGGTTCAGTGCCTCGCCTCTCACCCCGATCTGATTTGGTAGGAGAAACCAATGGCTGACGAAAACGACTCGATTGAGATCGAGATCAAGGACGATCCGGTGGATGCTGCTTCCGACGAAATCGTCGTCAAGGACGCCGAAGAGCCGAAGCCCACGAAGAAACGCGAGATCACCCCGCGCGAGGGCATTCAGGAGCTCAAGCAGAAACTCGACCTCGAGCGTCAGGCTCGCATTGAGGCCGAGAACCGCGAGCGCGCGGCGTCATCGCAGGCGCACGCCATGCGCTCCGAGGTGGCCGACAATCAGCGCCAGCTTGTCAGCAACACGCTCGACTTCGTGAAGCAGGAGCGGGCCACGATGAAGGCCGCCTACAGTCAGGCGCTGGCTGCCGGTGACTTCGACGCCGCTGCGGAGATCAACGACCGCATCGCCGACATGGCCGCCAAGATCCTCGATTTGGAGAACGGCAAGGCCGCCATGGAGGCGCAGGCGCAGCAGCGCCCCCAGCAGGTCCAGCAGCCTGCAGCCGGTGACGCGGTCGAGGCGTTTGCCGCACGCCTCACGCCGAGGTCGGCCTCATGGATCAGGGCAAACCCCGAATATGTGCGGAACCCGCGCCTGAACCAGAAGATGATCGCCGCTCATCAGATGGCCCTTGCCGACGGGATCGAGGCCGACAGCGATGAGTATTTCGGCTACGTCGAGGAGATCCTGCAGGTCAAGAACCAACCCCGGCGCGATTCTGACGACGACGCCACATCGGGCGCGGCCAAACCTGTGCAGCGCCGGTCGTCGCCTGCGGCGGCCCCTGTGAGCCGCAGCATGAACAGCACCGGCGGCAAGCCAAACGTCGTCACGCTGACGCCTGAGATGCGAGAGATCGCCAAGAGCTTGGGTCAGACACCCGAAGAATATGCGAAGAACCGGCTTGCGCTCATCCGCGAAGGCCGGATCAGCAGCGAATATTGATGGAGAGAGAGATGGAAAACGATTCAGTGAACTCCGAGGCCAAGACCAAGACGTCCTCGCTCAAGTCGGCCAAGAAGCGGGCCGAGGAGATCAGGAAGCACCTTGGCGGTGATCTGGATGAGGGTGTGGACGATTTCTTTGTCGATCCCCACAGCATTCCGGACGGCTGGACCTATGAATGGAAGCGCCACACGGTGCTTGGCATGGAGGATCCGTCGTATCAGGTCGCTCTGCGCCGCACGGGCTGGGCACCGGTGCCTGCCCAGCGGCACCCGGAAATGATGCCTGCCGGGTACAAGGACGACGTGATCATGCGCAAGGGCATGATTCTGATGGAGCGTCCGGAGGAGATCACGCAGGAGGTTCGCTCCATCGACAAGAAGCGAGCGCGGGATCAGATCCGGGTCAAGGAGCAGCAGCTCAACGAGGCTCCGACCGGCCAATTCGAGCGCAGAAACAAGGATTCGTCGCTCGCCAAGGTCAAGAAATCTTACGAGGCGATGCCGATTCCGGAGGAGTGACCTCCAGCATTTCCTGACGAAACAACCCGTGTTTCACGTGAAGCACGGGTTTTTATCTATGATAAAATGCGATATATTGACTTGTGCACGAAATTGCTGCTTAATCGCGAAATCTTCCCCCCGGTGCGGGAAGTAAAACAATATCCCGGTTCTCAGTCGCCTCGGTGCGCGACACGCGAGACCTCCCTGAAATAAGGATAGACCTATGCCGAATGTTTTCGCGGCTAACGGGTTCTCCCAGTACAGTGGCAACGGCTCAACTCCCACCTACGAGCTGATCACCATGGCCATTGCCTCTGGCAATACGAACCCGATCTTCAACGGCGATCCGGTCGTGCAGGCCGCCAGTGCGACTGGAATCGGCACCGGCTACATCACGCAGGCCTACGGCCCCGTGACGCTGACGACGAGCGGCATTGCGACCGCTTCAACTGGCGTGCTGACCGTGACATTCACGGGCTTTTCGACGCCGACAAGCAACCTGCCCACCTTTGCTTCCGCGACTTGGGCTCCTCCGGTTGGATCGACCATCGTCATCACCGGCAACACTGCTGGCATCAATGGTGCGTTCACCGTTACCAGCGCATCCGCAACGACCGCTGTCGTTGCCAACTCTGGCTTGACCGTTTCGCTGTCGAGCAACACCGGTACTGTCGTCGTTTATGTGCCTGTCGCTGGCATCTTCAACGGCTGCCAGTACCTCTCGACCGCCACGAAGCGGCAGGAGTGGTCTCCCTACTGGCCGGGCTCTGGCTCCAACGGCGACGTGCAGGCCAAGGTCATCGCTGACCCGAACGCCCGCTTCCTTGTTCAGACCGCCAATTCGAACACCACCGCCACGGCTGTGGGGCTCGCGCAGGTTGGCCAGAACATTTCGTTCACTTGGGCCGATTCTGTTACCAGTGGCGAGACAAACGGCAACACCGCCAATGGCCAGTCCACGATGTTCGCCGATCAGTATTCGCTGATTTCCAGCGGTACAGCGACTGCGGCAAATGCCTACCTCCCCTTCCGCATCATCGGTTTGGCAAACTACATTCCCGGTCAGGCCAGTCCGCTGGTCAGCATCAACGGGAATGATCACGCATCGGGTTACAACGACATCATTGTTGGGTTCAACAATGCCATGCCGCGTAACTTCGCTGGCATCTAAGGAGTAAGGACCAATGGCTGTCAATCTCTCAGCAATCAAAGACCTTCTCCTCCCCGGTCTCCGTGGTGTTGAAGGCAAGTACGAGATGATCCCGTCTCAGTACGACAAGATCTTCACCAAGCACGACTCCAAGATGGCGCTCGAGCGCACCGCTGAAATGCGGTATCTCGGCCTCGCCCAGTTGAAGACCGAAGGCGGCCAGACCTCCTTCGACAACAACGCCGGTGAGCGTTACGTCTACAATCAGGAGCACGTGGAAATCGGTCTCGGTTACGGCATCACCCGCAAGGCGATTGACGATAACCTCTACAAGACCCAGTTCCACCCGTCGAACCTCGGCCTCATCGAAAGCTTCCAGCAGACGAAGGAGATCTACGGCGCGTCGATCCTGAACACGGCGACGACCTACAATGCGGCTGTCGGCGGCGACGGCGTGTCCCTTCTGGGCTACAACTCGTCGGGCACTCTGGTCAATCACCCCATTGACGGCGGCACCGTTGCGAACACTCCGGCCACTCAGGTCGATCTGAACGAAGCCACGCTGCTCAACGCGATGATCTCGGTCCGTACCAACTTCAAGGATCAGGCCGGTCTGAAGGTGTTTGCGCGTGCCCGCAAGCTGATCGTCCCGCCGCAGCTTGAGCCGGTCGCCATCCGTCTGGTGAAGACGGAACTGCGCCCCGGCACCGCCGACAACGACGTCAATGCGATCATGATGACTGCAGGCGGCCTGCCTGAATCGTTCATGACGAATGACTTCCTCACGTCGGCCCGCAACTGGTTCCTGCTCACGAACATCGATGGCCTCTCCTACATGGAGCGCATCAAGTTTGAGACGGACATGCAGGTGGACTTCGTCACGGACAACCTGCTGGTGAAGGGCTACGAGCGTTACAGCTTCGGCTACTACAACTGGCGCTCCATCTTCGGAAGCACCCCCTCGTAATGATTGGTCAGGCCCCCTCTTGATCGAGGGGGCCATAAAAAAGGAGCCCCACATGGGTGCATCTCATTTTACTGGACCTATCGTTGCGGGTCCAATTCTTCAGTCTTCGGGAACCACAATTGGTCAGGACGTTGCTGATTGGGGCATTCTCGTCGCCGGTCAGACACAGGCAATCACTCAGGCAGACACGACGACTGCTTTGGGAACCGGCATTGTGATCCCGGCCTACAGCACGATTACGTCGATCAGCGTGATTGTTTCCACCATTTGGGCAAGCTCTGCGACCCTGAGCGTTGGAACGTCTGCGACTGCAACGGAGCTTGTGCCTGCTACGGCGCTTGGAACTCTGGGCCTTGTTGCCCTGTCTCCCAGCACTGCCGGTGGTGCGCCTGCTCTTCTCTGGGCGAACACTGGTGCCAGTGACATCCAGATCTATGTCAAGTCGAGTGCTGGTACTGGCGGTGTTGCGACAATTATTGTCCAGTACCTTCAGGCCGAAAACGTCACCACCTAGTAGGAGATTCCAATGAAGGGTCGCAAAGGTAAGGCCGCAGGTGGTGATGCCACTTCCGGTTCGAGGGAATGGGAACAGGACCTCGGCAAGAAGAACATGCGCTACACGGCTGACAGCAATGTCAATTCCGAGGCCGAGGAGCGCAAGCGTGGCGGCAAGGTCAAGAAGAGCGTCGGCAAGGCCGATGGCAATTCCGGCAAGAAGCACGCTGGCCGCATGGCCCGCAAGTCGGGCGGTCGCACGGGCTCCAACATGAACCCGCTGTCGTCCGCCGCCGCTGGTACGCCCGCCAAGGGCCGCAGCGTAGGCTAAGGTGGCGGGGCTTCGGCCCCGCTTTTCTTCTCTGGAGGGCATATGGCCAAGTCACCGGCATGGCAGCGGTCCGCAGGCAAATCGCCGACCGGCGGGCTCAACGACAAGGGGCGCGCATCCCTGAAGGCGCAGGGCCACGACATCAAGCGCCCGCAGCCCGAGGGCGGCCCCCGCAAGGACAGCTTCTGTGCCCGGACGGGCGGCATGCCCGGTCCCATGAAGGACGACAACGGCAAGCCAACACGCAAGGCGCTCGCGTTGAGGAAATGGAAATGCCCGTGAAAAAAGACACCCCCGTATGGGAGAAGGATCTCCCCAAGAATCACCGGTCGAAGCCCATGACCAGCAAGCAGGTGGCCCAAGCAAAGGCCATGGCTCGCGCCGCTGGCAGGCCGTATCCGAATGCGGTAGACAACATCGCAGCGTCCCGCTCGAGCAAGAAGGGTTAAATTATGAGGCCACTTCATACATCCGTGTCCGATGCTTCTGGCGGAGCCAAAAACAGCGCCCCTGTGCGCTTCGACGATTACGCTCCCAGCAACATCTCCATTCAATGCACCGTCACCGGAACGGTGAACTACACCGTCCAAACGACGCTGGACGACCCCAACAGCGCGACGAACCCGGTGCCGGAGGCGAGCATGACTTGGGTGGATAGCTCTGACACGGCGGTTGTTGGCGCTACGGCGACCAAGCAAAGTAACTTCCTTTTCGCCCCCACATTTGCCCGCATCAGGCTTAACAGCGGGAGCGGCAGCGTTACCGCCACGTTCATCCAGAGCAGCTCGGTGCCGCTGTAATGTCTGGATTGCCATCCCCCACGGGCCTCTCCCAAACCACCGGGCTGTCCATTGGGCAGGGTCTTGGCCTTGGGTATGGGTTGGCATTTCAGGGGTTCACTTCGTTCTCCCCTGCCTCGCTCTTTGCTGCGGGTGAGCAGGGCGTCTGGTACGACCCGTCTGACTTCACCACGATGTTTCAGGACAGCGCAGGCACCACACCTGTGACTGCCGTAGAGCAGCCTGTCGGTCTGCTGCTGGACAAGTCGCAGGGGCTGGTGCTGGGTCCTGAGTTGGTCACAAATGGTGACTTCTCTTCTCCTTCGGGTTGGACGCTTGGGACGGGTGCCGCTATCGCAGGGGGCGTTCTTTCCTATTCCGGTGGGACCAGTGGCAACACAACTCAGCCTACGGTGAACCAATCTGGAAAGACGTATATCGTAACCTTTACCGTTGTTTCTAGGTCGGCAGGGTCCGTCCGAGTGCGTTTTGCTGCAAACGCTGAAGGTGCTCTACAGACCGCAGCGGGTACTTATACGCTATACACAAAATCGCTGTCGAACAACTCCGACATAATCGTAGAGACAAATGGCGCATTTGTCGGCTCCATCGACAACATCTCCGTCAAGGAACTCCCCGGCAACCACGCCACTCAGCCCACCACCACTCCTCCCTCCCGCCCCGTGCTGAGTGCTAGGGTGAACCTGCTGACGAAGACTGAGCAGTTTGATGATGCGGTGTGGACGAAGACAAGCACAACCGTGACGGCAAACGCTGCGGTTGCCCCTGATGGAACCACGACTGCGGATGCAGCTACACCAAACACTACCGGATTTAGCGTGATTCAAGGGACTTTGGTTTCGGGAACATACACTGCCAGTGTAAGTGTAAAAGATAACGGCGCAGGCTCTTGTCAGGTGTCGATGGGGACAAACACTATAGGATATCTAATCAATCTAAATCTTTCTACGGGCGCATTCATTTCTGGACGTAGTTATGGCGGCGGATCACTTGTCGGGTATACAATACAGACGCAGGGCAATGGTTGGTGGCGTATTACAGTTACAGCAACGGCTGGCGCTGGCGGTGTTGTTGTAGCCGCCGCTGACGGCACATCCCCGACTTCTGGCGTTTTCGTTTGGGGCGCAGACCTCCGCGTCACCAACGACGGCGTCGGCATCCCCGCCTACCAGCGCGTGAACACCTCCACGGACTACGACACCGCAGGCTTCCCCTATTATCTCTTCTTTGACGGCTCAAATGACAGCATGGCGACCAGCGCCATTGACTTCACCGCCACGGATAAGATGGGCGTGTTTACGGGCGTCAGGAAGCTGAGTGATGCATCGATTGGTGTCTTTGCGGAATTGTCTACTATTGTAACAAACGCAGGGACGTTTTCTGTATATGCACCAAATACTTCTGGAACATACGCTAGCCTTTTGAACGGCTCCGCTCTTGGTGCAAATAACTACGCAACATTTACCGCGCCCATAACAAATGTTTTGACAAATTTATATGACATTGCACAACCGACAATTGCCACTGAAATTTCTTTCAGAGCTAATGGCGTCGTTGTGTCTGGTTCGTCATTTGGTGCGGCTGATGCAGGCACTGGCAACTTCGGCAACTACCCGCTCTACATCGGACGCCGTGGCGGTTCCTCGCTCCCCTTCAGCGGTCGCCTCTACTCACTCATCGTTCGCGGCGCTCAATCCACCGAAACGCAGATTGAGCAGACTGAGCAGTGGATCAGCGGCAAAATGGGCGGCGGCTACTATCCCACTGGCTACGATTTCTTGGTTGACGCCAACGGGGACCAGATCACCGACGCAAGCGGCAACCCGCTATACACGCAAGCTCTTTACTCGTAAGGACAAAACATGGCGAACGTCCCAATTTCAGCCTTCACCGTCCCGGCCAACACCGTTGGCATCGGCGCGACTGGCTACTCTCTCACAGGCTCCGCGTCTGCGAGCTTCGTAGACCTCGCGGGAACGTGGAATACATCCGGCACGCCTACCGCGATCAAGCTCAATATCACCGAAACTGGCGCGGGGAGCAACGCGGCTTCGCTGCTGATGGACTTGCAGGTGGGTGGGGCGAGTAGGTTTAACATCCGCAAGGATGGCTATATCACTATGGCCGACTCTACAATAGCGTGGGGCACTACAGGACTTACCCTTGTACGCGGGTCGGGCCTCAACATGTTGATTGGCAGTTTTGTATCCGTAGGCCAAAACGGCGTAGCACTCGCTAATGGAACAGGAATCGCCTATACCGCCAGTGCTAGTCCATCGACGGCGCAGGATTTGTTCCTCACCCGCCGTGGAGCCGCCAACCTCCGCTTTGGCGCTGCTGACGTAGGCGCAACCACAGCAACCGTCACGATCACGATTGCAGCCCCCGGCGTTGTAACGTGGAGCAGCCACACACTTTCCACCGGGACTCCTGTTGTCTTTACAACCACTGGCGCTCTTCCGACTGGCATTGTATCAGGCACGACCTACTATGCGGTTGTGGTTGACGCGAACACATTCCAGATTGCTAGCAGCGTAGCCAACGCCATCGCCGCCACGCCGACCGTCATCACGACCAGCGGTTCTCAGTCTGGTACGCACACAGGCACGCGCTACAACATCACGCAGCGCCTGAGCATGCAGAGCATCACGGGCGTCACTGACCGCCTTGGTGCTGATCTGTTCATTCAAGGCTCTCAGGGCACAGGCAATGCTGCTGGCGGCTCCATCATCTTCCAAGTCGCCCCGGCTGGCGGCTCTGGCACGGCGCAGAATGCGCTGGTCGCTGGTTTGACGCTTGCGCCAGCCGGAACCAGCGGCGCGGCTATACGCATGGCTAATAGCGGAAGCAGCAGCCTTCCTGAATATTCGTGGGCGGGGAGAACAACCAGTGGGTTTGTTTATGACCCTATTAACGGAAACAGAGGCGTAAATTATACGCATACCGGAAGCCTTGCGGTAGGTTTTAGCACAAATGGCGTTTATCTTACGTCTTTGGGTGCGATAACTTGGGCGCAGTCCAGCACCAACCCGCTTGATGGCGCGGTGAATGTGCAGGCCACGCTTTTCGCCGACGCCGCCAACACCCTCGCGCTGCGGAATGGTGGCACTAATGCGTCTCCCGTGCCGCAAGCGTTTAATGTCTATAGTTTCTATGCGGGCGCAGCGGACTATTCGCGCCTCAGCATAAGATTTGTTGCGGGCCAAGTTGATTTGGCTTCAGAAGTGGCTGGAACGGGGGTTGGTAGCACTTTCAATCTTGGCACAGTACACGCAAACAACATTGCGTTTTACACATCAAACTCAACTAGATGGACTATTGGTGGTTCAACAGGCCATCTTCTTGCAGGTGCCGACAACACGCAAGACATCGGCGCAGTGAGCGCAACAAGGCCGCGTAGCGTCTACGCCGGAACATCAATCACCCCCGGTCGCGGCGTAACTGTCGCTGGCCTGCCGACACCATCAACTGGCATGATAGCTCGCGTCACGGACGCAACGGCTCCCGTAATTGGCGCAACGGTTGCTGGCGGTGGTGCTGCATACGCCCTCGTCAACTACAACGGCGCAAACTGGACAGTCATCGGAGTTTAACATGATCACCCTCACCCTAGACCAGAACGAAGTACAGGCCCTCGGCGCACTGCTGGATGCCGCAGTCAAGGCAACAGGCATCCAAGGTGCCAAGGCCGCAGTGCCGCTCTTCGCCAAGCTGGAAGCCGCAGTGGCTGAAGCCAACGCCAAAACGCAGGAGACAGAATAATGGCAATTGTGAATTACTCCGTCAGCAGCCCGTCCCTCTCCACCGCAGTGGAAATGGAACTGTCAGACGCCGACAGCGAACGCATGATCCAGTGGCTCATGGCGACCAGCCCCTACAATACCGTGTCGGAGAACGTCATTGTTGACGTGCCGAACCCGGCATGGTCGCCCGACCAGCCCGATCCGCTGGATCCGCCCGAGTTCATTCAGCAGCAGTCGTGGGTGACGCGCCCCGCCACGCCGGAAGAGACCGTCATCGCCTACGCCCAGAGCCTGATGAACACCTCGCTCCAGCAGGCCTACACGTGGGACCAGCAGCAGGCCGCCTCCAATGCAGCCGCCAACGTGCAGCCGATCACGCCCATCATCCCGCCGACGCCCGTGCCGCCTTCCGAATAACTGAATTGGCGGTATAATGCCGCCAACCTACGCGAGGCAACATGACGACCAGCGGCACATACGGATTTTCCCCCTCGCTCGGCGAGCTTGTTCTCTATGCCTACAACAGCATAGGCATACGGAACACGTCGATCCTGCAAGAGCACATGATGACCGCCCGCATGGCGACCAACATGATGCTCTCTCGCTGGTCGAACCAAGGCGTGAACCTCTGGCGGGTGGATCTGGTCACGGTGCC